GGGAACGGGATTTCTGCTAAATACGCAATCTTACGTAAGATTGCATTGCTTGCCAGTAGTTTTAAGAGTCTTTGGCAGAGAATCTGTTTACAGTTGCCGCATTGATAAACCTTTGATAACTGCCTATAATAGAGTTATTATTTTGAACTGCTATAACAGAGAAATGCAAAAAAATAAAATTTTTTGTCCGCTGTAACATTTCGCGGACATTTGGGGTTTACAATGGCCTTATCAAATATGGAGGTGATACAACTATGACATGGCCTTTTGAGAATGACACCAGCGCCATTGTAAAAAAATTAGCAGACCGAAGCATGAAAGCGGATAAAAGACGCAATGCGTTTATTATCATAACGATTGCTTTTGCAGTTAGTTTGATGATGGTATTAGCACTATATAATCTCGGAACAGACCGTGAAAATAGGCTTTATCTGCAAGGACGCTATCAGGGCAGCTTTATTAACAGTACCAGTACCGTCTTTGAAAAACTGGAACATAACAACCAGATTGAAGCAGTCGGCAAAGAGGCTGCAATGGGAACGAGCCGTATCAATGACTATACTTTGGATGTGTATTACAGAGATCAAAATGCACTTGAACTAAAAGGCGTTACTGACTTGCTGGGAAAAATGCCGGAGGCAGAAAATGAAATCATTGTGGAACAGTCCTATTTGGAGCATTTAGGGTTGCCGGTTCAACTGGATCAAACCGTTACACTGGATATGCCTTTTGGAAAAAATCAGACATATCATGTTTGCGGCATTATTCAAAGCAGTAATGCGTCCCGTATTTATCAAGTCATTGTATCGGATGGCTTATATAGCCGGTATGAAAAAGCAAACTGTTACGATCTTTTGGTTCGCGTGAAAAATACCGAAAATATGGACAGCGAAATTTTGAAACTGCTGATAAACGAAATTGCGGAACAAAGCGGTGTACCTGAACAGTATGTTATGTATAGCTCTACCTACTTTGGATTGGCAGAAGAAAAATCCACGCTGGAGCTATTGGTGATTATCGGAGCAAGCAGTTTAATTGTACTGGCCTGTTCTTTGGTTATTTACAGCCTGTTCTACATTTCTGTTATCGGGAAAACACATGAATATGGCAGACTGCGTGTGCTGGGGGCTACATCGGTTCAGATCAAGCGTATCGTGCGAAAAGAAAGTTTTTTGTTATCCTGTGCTGCAATTCCTATCGGTGTTGTATTGGGAAGTGTTTTGGGCTATTGTTTCGTCCCGGACGGCTGGCATTGGATGACTACACTGGAATGTGCCGTTGTGATTGCCCTTGTTACAGAAATTGCCTTGAAAATTGCTGTCCATACACCTGTAAAGAAAGCCTCTATGGTATCGCCTATTGAGGCGCTGCGAATCAATACGACTGATACACCGGCGACAGAAAAAACGCGGATCGAACATCGAAAAATTACGCCATCTTCGCTTGCCCGAATGAGCTTTGCCCGGAACAAGAAAAAAGCTATACTAACCGTATTGTCTTTGGGATTTGCCGGAGTTTTACTGATGTGTGCCGCCACCTACCTTAATTCAACTGATGTAGAAAGCATGGCAAAACAGCAATTTGCAAATGGCGACATTGTACTTTCCCTTGATCCCGCCAACACAAATGCGGAAGATCGCCCCGCCGGGATCAATGCACTTCAAACGAAAAATCCATTGGATGAAGTTTTGGAAGAAACGATTTCAGATATGGATGGCGTAAAGAATATTGAATTTATACAGGGCTGTGTTTCAAATATGGAATTTCCCACTCCTTTCAAGGATGGTAACAGCCATTTCTTTACCCAAATTGGAATCCCCGAAAATCAGTACGAGGCCTTTTCACAAGGACTAATTGAGGGAACCGCAGACCGCCAGAAACTTATCAACGGAAAAGGAGTTATCGTAGATAATTCCGCCAAGCTGTTAAGCGACTATTATAATTACACTCCTCAAATTGGCGATATAGTCAAAGTGGAAACAGCGGATGGACAATGGGAAGAATTTACTGTAATGGGGATTGGGAAAGCTCCTAATCTCGGTGGGGATTCAGCTTCTTTCTATTTTCCGCAGGAACTCTTACCTATGATGAAAGAAAATGTTTCCAACTTCAACATAACCTGCATTGTAGATGTGGAAAGAGATCAGCTTACAGAAGTTGAGAATAAGATTTTCCAGTTGGCGGAAAATCGTGGAGGTATAGAAGTTTTCAGTATCAGCGATATTATTACTTATCTGCAAGAGGAAATGGATAACATAAAAATGCCGTTATACGGATTGGTATTTTTCATTGCTGTTTTTGGGCTAATCAGCCTTATCAACACGCTAATGACAAACATTATATCAAGACAGCAGGAATTTGGTATTTTACAGTCTGTGGGATTGAGCAGTAAGCAATTCTCCAAAATGCTGCAAACAGAATGTTTCTATTATGTTTCTGGTACGGCTATTTTAACCTTAACGATTGGAACTTTAACAGGATTTGTACTTTGCAAAGTTTTCAATCAGGTTGGGACATTCGGGACATTGACTTATCATTTTCCAGTTTTAGAAATAAGCATATATTTTGTAGCGCTTTTCTTCATACTGGCCGCTTACTCCGTTTTCTCTGTACGATATAGCAAAAGACATCCTGTGATCGAGCGCATTAAAACAATGGAGTAAATTTTCCTTTATCAGAAAATTGTGTTTTCTGCAACAAAGGACATTTGCCTGTTATACTATCTACAAAAAGCAAAGGAAGTGAGGATATGAAGCAGATTTTAATTGTCGAGGACGACAGTTTTTTGAATAAGATGGTGGCCTATAACCTGACCGCAGACGGCTACGGCGTGACTTCTGCCCTAAACGCCAGAACCGCAGCCGAAGCCATACGCCAGCGGGAATTTGACTTAGTGCTGCTGGACATCAACCTGCCGGACGGCAACGGTTTTGAGCTGTGCAAACTGATAAAGCCCCAGCACCCGGACACCATTGTGATTTTCCTGACCGCTAACGATCAGGAGAGCGACCAGATACGGGGCTATGAGGTGGGCGCGGTGGACTACATCACAAAGCCCTTTGTGATCGGGGCCTTGCAGCGAAAAATCAAAGCCATGTTCGCCATGCTGGAACACCACAAACCGGCCAAGGACATTTACGACGACGGGCGGCTGTTTCTGGACTTCTCGGAGCAGACGGCTTCCTTAAACGGCAAGCCCCTGACCCTATCCCCGATGGAGTACAAAATGCTGAACCTGTTCCGTAAAAATCCCCGGCAAGTGCTGACCCGTGGGCAGCTTTTGGAAAAGCTGTGGGATATAGACGAGAAGTTTGTGGACGAACACACCCTGACAACCTCCATCAGCCGGATTCGGAGTAAGATCGAATCCGACGGCGGCGCACCCTACATCAAGACCGTTTACGGCATGGGGTATCAATGGACGGGAGGCGAGGTAAAATGAAGTTTCAAAACCTCTCGGTAAAGCGGCTGTTTGGCCGGGTGGCAATGGAGCTTGTCCTCTCCATGTCCGGGATCACCATAGCCCTGTTTCTTGTGACAAAACAGATTGCGGTGCTGCTGACAGGCGGGACGCTGCTGCTGTGCGCCCTTGTGGGGATTTTTGTACTGACGCAGGCGTTTGGAAAGCGGCTGTCGCAGTTTACCGCTGACCTGTGCCAGACCTTAGACCACATGATCGCCGGGAATGAAGCGCCCCAGCGGCCAGAGGACAGCGAAACCCAGCTTGCCAGAATCGGGCACCGGCTGGCAAGGCTTTACCAGATCATGCAGGAGAACCGCCGCCGGGTGGACGAGGAACGGCAGGAGTTGCAGACCCTTGTATCGGATATTTCCCATCAAGTGAAAACGCCGGTAAGCAATCTGAAAATGGCGACGGACACCCTGCTGGAAAAGCCTATGACCGAGGCGGAGCGCACCGACTTTATCCGGGGAATCCGCAGCCAGACGGATAAACTGGACTTTCTCTTTCAGGCCCTTGTGAAAACCTCCCGGCTGGAAACAGGCGTGATCCAGTTGGATAAGAAATCGGGCCGCCTCTTTGATACTGTGGCGCAGGCCATGAGTGGGATCGTGTATGCAGCGGAGAAAAAGGAAATCGCCGTGTCTGTGGACTGCCCGGAGGATTTGACCGTTTCCCATGACAGCAAGTGGACATCCGAAGCCCTCTTTAACCTGCTGGACAATGCGGTGAAGTACACCCCGGCAGGCGGGAAAATCGCTGTGTCGGTGGTGCTGTGGGAAATGTATGTGGAGATCAAAGTGACCGACACTGGCAAAGGAATTTCTGAAAGCAATCAGGCCGCTATCTTCCGGCGCTTCTATCGTGAGGAAGAAGTACACGAACAGCAGGGCGTGGGCATTGGCCTGTATCTGGCCCGCGAGATCGTAACGCGACAGGGCGGCTATATCAAAGTGGTTTCGGAGCCGGGCAAGGGTTCGGAATTTTCCATTATGCTGCCGACTAAATAAAGCACACTTATAACAGGAGAAAACACCATGAAAAAAATCAATTTTTGCAAAGCAACAACAATCATCTTAATAATCAATGTTATTTTATCTATTGTTTTATTTTTCGTTGTTCCTGATAATATAGCAATTCAATGGGTAGGTACAACCCCCAGCAATGCAGTAGATTCTTACTATATATTTTTGGTGCCGATATTGTCAGTACTCTTTGCTTTTGCTGGAAAACCTATTTTTACAATGTTCCTGTTTAGATTGTGGAATAGAACTAACGAGCATTTAGTGACATACTTAAATTTGTGTCTGCAAGTTGTATTTCTTACTTGTGAAATCTATATCGGATTATATAACCTATGTAATTTTAATTTTGCCATTAGTATAATTCTCATTGTGGAACTTATGATAGATGTGGTGATTGGATTGAAATTATTTCACAATCAATCTATCTAAAAGATCGTGTAGTATGTTTCGGCGGACGGCCATTTCCGGCTGCCCGCCGTAAATTTTTTTGAAATGTCCGAGCGTTGTAACATTTCACCCCGATTTTCAATGAAATTTTTTGGCCGCTGTAACATTTCGCGGACATTTGGGGTTTACAATACCCTTATCAAATATGGAGGTGATACAACTATGACATGGCCTTTTGAGAACGATACCAGCGCCATTGTAAAGAAATTAGCAAAACGCAATGTATCTTCAAATCGTATTTTTTGCTTTTTTAATGTTTTGACCATTGCGCTGGCAATTAGTTTGATTGTGGGAATCTCCTTATTCCAACAAGGCAGCAAAATTAGTGAACAAAAGATTTTGAATCAAATGCAGCAAGCTACCATCGGGGGGCTTACAGCAGAACAGATAGAAGTTCTGAAAAAAGAACCTGATCTTGAAGATATTGTACCCTATAAGCATAGTGATAGTTTTCTGATGGATGGGATCAAATTTGAAGCGGTTTATATGCCGACTGGTTTTGGAATTATAAAATCCTATGAATTAGTCAGTGGAACCTGTCCAGAACAGTACAATGAAATTGTAATTGATAAAAATGTGCAATTAGAACTGGGGTATCAGCTAAATATAGGAGATACCATCACTTTACCAACGGCAGGGAGTAAAACAGAGGATTTCATCATTACTGGTTTTACTGATAATGTGGAAACAGGAACATTTTACTTTTATGTCTCCCCAGCGTATGCAGAACAGGGTGTGTTATTATCTGATATTCCATATAGTGCCTTGATTCGTGTAAATGGTGCCACGGAAATGGGACTTATTGATTTTGAGAATACAGTATATCGTCTGGCTTTATCCCAAGACATAAGCAGGAACCAGCTTTATTTTAATAGCAAATTCTGTTCCTCACTTATCAGTGGATCAGGAATGGGAGGTGTTCTTTTAGCTACTCTTTTTATTGCATTTTCAAGCGGAATTGTCATATACAGTGTGTTCTACCTTTCGGTATCAAATCAAGTGTCGCAGATTGGACAGCTCAAAACTATTGGCATGACAGAAAAACAAATTAAGCGGATGATTCGTAAAGAGGGGTATCGTTTCTGCCTGTTCGGAATACCTGCCGGTATTACAGTAGGTATCATATTTGCATATTTGTTAGAGCCGAATGGAATAACGATTATCAATGCCATAGCCACAAGTATTTTCGCAATAATATTAGGCATTATCATCGTACAAATTTCCGTATACAAGCCCGCACAAATAGCTTCAAATATTTCCCCTATTGAAGCAACAAAATATGTTGGAAACAATCCAGAACTAAAAGAAAGTAGAGTGCGGAACAGGAAAAATCATATTCGTCTCTCACCGTATTCTTTAGCCGTATTGAGCGAAAAGCAGAATCGAAAAAAACACAATCTGACGATTGCCTCGCTTGCAATCGGCGGGATTTTATTTATGGTTGGAGCCACTTTTATATCATCATGGAATCCAGATTCCTTTGCAAGAATGGGGAATTTGGAAGATGGAGAATATTATATTACGATTAACCACAATACATTAGTCAATCCGAAACCGTATGGTATTTCGGAGTATCAAGTTGATACGCCTTTTTCACAGGAACTCATGGAAGAATTGCAACAAATCCCGGAAGTTAAAGAGATTTATGCTACGGAGAGAACCGCAGCCATTATTGAGTATCACAATGAACAATTAGAAATTCCCATTATTCCGATTACGCCTGATAATCAGGAAGAAATTTTGAAAACGCTTCCTGTTGATTGGACATACGAAACATTGGTGAAACAAGACGCTATGGTTATATTAGGAACAAGTGTACAGAAAGAAGTCTATCATGCTTGCCCGTCAATAGGAGAAAAAGTGACATTACGATGGTTTGATGGGGCTGAACACAGCATAGATATTTTGATTGCCGGTACTTCCGAAAAAAGTATGAATGAGGGCTTTTATCTCCCCAAAGAAACCATAGAAAAGTTGTGGGGCGATATGGATTTAACAGCTTCCTTAACTTTGTCCGTACCTGAATATGAAAAAGTGGGTAAATCAGTAGAAAGCAAATTAAATAATATACTGTCCCGACACCCTGATTTGGTAATGGAAACCTTACAAGAGGTAAAAGCATCTTCGGCAAATACGATTCATAATACCAGCGTACAAGTTTATGGAGTATCTGCCTTTGTCATTATGTTTAGCATTTTTAATCTGACAAACACCTTGATTAGTCGTATCAGTACAAGGAGAAAAGAATTTGGAATATTGGAATCTATCGGTATGACAAAAAAGCAGCTAAAGAAAATGCTGCTGCATGAAAGTGTCTTACTGATTATTCCATGCTTGATTATTACGGTTGTGGTAGGAACCTTGATAGGGTATTTGTTAGTACGGATATTGTCTGCGAATGGATTAACTTATTTTCAATATGCTTTTCCTTTTATTCCATTACTGATTTACGGTGTCTGCTTAATAATAACACCTATTATAATTTCTGCTATCTGTCTAAAAATTCAATGCAGAAATTCGTTGGTGGAACGGATCAAAATGGCAGACTGATTTTGAAATGTCCGAGCGTTGTAACATTTCACCCCGATTTTCAATGAAATTTTTTGGCCGCTGTAACATTTCGCGGACATTTGGGTTTTACAATACCCTTATCAACAAAAGTGAGGAGGCGACGCAATGGAACTGACCCCGACATTGATTTTGAATCTGGCGCTGCTGATCGTCCCGCCCGTTGCCCTTGTGCTGGTGTTCCGGCAATGGCTGGCCCGGCACATCCGCTGGACGGTTGCCTTGACTGCTCTCTGTGATGTTCTCCTATTTTGGGATGAACTGTTCTACTATGAGAGCTTCGGCCTGTTCGCTGTGCTGATTCTGGTGCAGTTGGCGGCCACCGGCGCAGCAGCGTTCCGCATTTACAACAAACAAAAAAAGGATTGAATTTTATGAGCATTTTACAGACTATCGACCTGAAAAAGTATTACGGCACAGAGCCGAACATCACCCGCGCCCTTGACGGTGTGAACTTCTCCGTGGAGGACGGCGAATTTGTGGCCGTTGTGGGAACCTCCGGCAGCGGCAAGTCTACCCTGCTTCACATGATGGGCGGGCTGGACACCCCTACTTCTGGCAATGTGATTGTCCGGGACAAAGAACTGTCGAAGATGAACGACGAACAGCTTACCATCTTTCGCCGCCGCAACATCGGCTTTATCTTCCAGAACTATAACCTTGTTCCGATCCTGAATGTGTATGAGAACATCGTCCTGCCGGTGGAGCTGGACGGGGACACGGTGGATCAGAAGTTTTTGGACGAGATCGTTCACCTGCTGGGACTGGAAGATAAACTGAAAAATATGCCGAACAATCTTTCTGGCGGACAGCAGCAGCGTGTGGCTATCGCCCGGGCCCTGATCACCAAACCGGCTATTGTGCTGGCCGACGAGCCCACCGGCAACCTTGACAGCAAGACCAGCGCCGAGGTGCTGGGGCTGATCAAGCGTACCAGTGCGGAGTTCCGACAAACCGTTGTGATGATCACCCACAACAACGACATTGCCCGCCTTGCCGATCGGATCGTCCGCATTGAGGACGGTAAGATCGTGGAGTAAGGAGGTGGCAGGCTATGACATGGCCTTTTGAAAATGATACCAGCGGCATTGTAAAGCGCATATCAAACCGCAGTATATCGGCAAATCGAAAAAGAAATATCTTTATTGTTTTGACGATTGTACTTGCCAGCGCATTGCTATCTGCTATTGTACTCTATGGCTTTGGGGTTATGCAGGAAACGCAAAACCGCAACCAAAAAACAGCGCAGATTATGTATCATGCGATTTCTGAACAACAGGGACAGGAACTATACAAGCAAGAAGAAATTGCGTGGGTTGGAGAATTTTTCAACGCATTTTCTGAACAGGTAAACCATTCAACCGTGAACTTTACTTATGCAAATGCAGATATGCTAACATCCCAAAGTATGCCCTATTCGGGAGATTTACCAGCTTCGGAGAATGAAATTGTAGTGCAGGAATCCTTTTTGGATAGTTTGGGCTATTCAAATGAATTGGGACAGACAATTCAAATCCCCTTTTCTGACGGCACTACCCATGATTTCAAATTGACGGGAATCTTAGATGTGAAAACCGGCGATATTGGGCGCTATACAGCCATTATATCGAAAGAATTAGTAAGACAGCAGTATGGCGACGGAGGCATGATTGATTATTACATTGGGCTGAAAGGCGCTCAAAACATGAGCGAGGAAGAAGCCACCAACTATGCAAACACTCTGGCGCAGCAATTAAAAATTTCCGATGATAATGTGATTGTCCGTTCCACATATTTTAACTTAAAGGACGAAAATCACGGAAGCGATATGCTGTTCTATTTCTTGATCGGTTTTGTAACTTTCATTGGTTCCGGCATTGTGATCTATTCGATTTTTTATATTTCAGTAGCAAGCAGTATCCGTAACTATGGACAGCTTCGCACAATCGGAACAACAAAACGACAGATTAAAAAGATGGTTTACCGCGAGGGGAAATTACTTGCTGCCATTGCTATCCCGATTGGTTTGGTTATTGGAAATGTGATTGGGTACTTCCTGATTCCTGCCGGTTGGTACTGGCTGACTACTTTATGTGTGACGGTCGGGGTTGGCCTTTTTGCATTTATTATTGTGATGATTGCCATTCATACTCCTGTAAAAAGAGCTGCGGCAGTATCTCCGCTGGAAGCATTGCGATATTCCGATTATCAGGGGAAAATGAAAGAAAGTTCCGTGTTGCACCGTAAAATAACGCCTGCTTCACTTGCTAAAATGAATCTGTCCAGACAAAAGGCAAAGTCCACTTTAACAATACTTTCTCTTTCACTCGGCGGAGTATTGGTTGTATTGATTTCGACAATGTTAGTTTCCTATGATGGCGTTGCAGAGGCAAGAGGCAGGGCTTTCCCTGTCGGTGAATTTAACATTCAGCTCAACGCAAATCAATCGTGGGACACTGCTGGTATTTCTTTGTCTGGATTGCAGCAAAAGAATTTTCTAAATGCCGATTTTATAAATGCAGTAGAATCTATTGATGGCGTTACAGGAATCAAGCACTGGTATTACACGGACGCAGAATATCGTGTAAATGGTAATTCTGGAAAATGGATTCAGGGCTTTTGCCGAGATGAACAGCAGAATTTGGAGAAAGAGCGAATTGCGGGAACGACTGATTATGATGAACTGGTGGCAGGCAATGGAATTGTCTTGCTTCAAGAGCGTGCCGATCTCTATGATATTGAGGCTGCGTTGGGTGATACCGTCGAAGTGGACTATAAAACCGAATCCGGCCAAATTCGCACAAAGGCCTATACCGTCATGGGCATTGTAAACGAATATTCTTACTCCGGCTTCTCAAAATGCTTTGCGCTTCCGGAGCAGTTTATGAATGAAGCGACCGGGATAGATTGCACAGGTACGATTTCCGTAATTACCGATATGAAAAAATATGATACGGTAGAAGCTGCATTAAATCAACTGATAGACGGAAATAGCGATTTGGTTATGGAAACCATAAAAGAAAGTATCACTTATTATAGCGGACTTCAACAACTTTCTTTCGGGGTATTGTTGATCGTGGCTGTTATTGTTGTGTGCTTTTCTTTAATCAACCTTGTCAATACGACAATCACAAACTTCTTATCCCGTAGGCAGGAAATTGGAATGTTACAGGCGATTGGTTTGAGTAAAAAGCAGCTTATCAAAATGCTGTGCTATGAGGGGTTAATGTATTCAGTTTTTGCTACGCTGGTAACATTGGTTTTGGGGACTGGACTGGGCTTCCTATCCGTACAGGTCGTTGTGAAAACGATGAATCCATACTTTTACTATTCATTTCCGTGGCTGATCGTATTGATATATTTAGCAATCCTGCTGATTGTGCAATTCACCTTGATTTCTTACACAACTGGAAATCTGAAAAAGCAATCTCTTGTTGAGCAAATCAGGACGATGGAATAGCCGTATGGGATCGGCGGGGCGGCGTGTGCTGCCCCGCTTTTTTCGCCATTTCTCAAAGAAATTTTTGAAATGTCCGAGCGTTGTAACAATTCAGCCTGTTTTTCTGTCGAAATCAAAGGCACCTCGGACATTTGTGTAACATTTGTAGTTTATGCTTGTGGTAAATCAATATTGGGGGTGAGGACACATGAAAAAGATACTGCTGATCGACGACAGCGACACCTATACATGGTGCCTGCAAAAATACTTACAGCACCGGGGCTACCCGGTAAAAACGGCTTGTACGCTGAAAGAAGCGCGGACCGCCATCCAAGAGGAAATGCCGCTGGTGGTCTGCTGTGATCTCGACCTGCCGGACGGTTCCGGCATGGACTTTCTGGACGAGGTGCGGGCCGCAGACAAGGAGCTGCCTTTTATTCTGGCGTCCTGTCATGACAAGGACGACTACGAACAGGAAGCTATGCGCCGGGGCGCGACGCTGTGCATGGACAAAATGAAAGGACTGCTACTACAAGATAAGCTGGTGGAATACGCCTACCGGCAGTTATCCGGCGAAAAGGCCCCGACTTTTCACAAGCTGCTCTTTGTCTATGCAGAAGATACCAGCGCCGAAGTGCTGCGGGCTGCTATGCTACAAAAGGGCTTTGACCTGATTCTGGTTTCCTCGATTTGGGAAGCCAAGCGCCGGATTTTTGAGGATAAGGAAATAGAACTGATCTTGTGCGATCTGGAACTGCCGGACGGCACAGCAATGGAGCTGTTTCATACGCTACGGCGGGTGGCGGGGATGTTCCAAATGAAGAATCCCCCTGTCCGGCTTCTGCCGTTCTTTATCCTCACCGAGAACAACGACCCTGCCACGGAATATGAATACCGGCATGAGGGCGTGAACGACTATATCACCGCCCCGGTCAATATCCCGGAGCTGATCCGGCAGGTTTTGTTCTTTGTGGAGTAATTGAAAAATTTTATGGAGGTGATGATGTGATGGGACATTAGCTGTTTTTGATATAGAAGAATCCGGCAAACAGATTGGCGAAAAGTTATTTCTGCTTCTTAACGAGGAACAAAAGAATGCTCTAATGCAATATATTTTGGAGCAAGGAGTCTGTCATGGAACAGTATTCAATTCCTGTCACACTTCTTCCACAGCAGAGAAAAATCCTCTGACAGAAATACAAGAAGGCGAGCTTTATCTATGCCTGGAACACCGCACTGTCAGGGTTCGTGAACGGATTATCAACCTGACAAGTAAGGAGTTTGATATACTGGCATTACTCATTGCCAATCCCAAACGTGTTTTTACTTACGAACTGATTACCGATTTGGTTTGGAAAGAGGATTGTGATTTCTATTCGAGAAAAGCGATTCATAATCATATAAGTAAGCTGCGTAAGAAGTTGCGCTTTGAACCGGATCTTCCAAACTATATTGAGAGTGTCGCCGGGATCGGCTATAAATTTGAACATCTATAACATGAGCCCACAAGGTGTTGTTTCCCCTTGTGGGCTTGCTTTTTGCAGCATATATTCTAAGAGCGGAATATGTAGAAAATTGCGAATATAAAGAGTAAAAAGCGAATATCTGCGGACTGATAAAGGAAACATAACCGATATAATTTTCTCCCAAGGAGGTATCAAGCAGCCGATTCAGGTTCCTCCTTGATGGGAGGAAATGTCTATGCGTCTATGCAACACAGATCTGCAGATAAACTGCTTTACATTCAGTCACCTATACGTCGTAGTCCAGCTCGTATGGATTGCGGCGTTTTTGGTTTCGACAAAGTTTGAGCATTTTCGCTGTCAACCTCCCGGAAAAATTTTATACTGCTGCTTTGGCGCGCCTGTTCTTTGTACGGGCGCGCTTTTTTGTACCCTTTTTTTAATCAGAAAGAGACTTAGACCTTATCGCTGCCGCAGCCCACCCTCTGATTTCGATTTTTGCCATCAACTCAAACATCGAAATTGGAGGAAATTACTATGAAGAAAATCAATCTTCGGGATTATTACCCGTATTATACACAGGACATGATCGTTGAGGTGCCGGATGAAGTTGCTTTGTTGCTTCGGGAATATATGTTGTTGGAAGAAGCCTATCGGATTCGTACATACCGCTATAAAGCATTTTACTCTCTGGATCGAGACGAAGGTATTGAGCGTGAGATATTGCAAAAGCCTCTTAACCCGGCAGAAATTTGGGAACAGCGCCAAATGACGGAGTTGATTTATAAAGGTCTTTCCAAACTTCCGGTAAAGCAGCGCCAACGAATCTATGCACACTTTTTTCTTGGCATGAGCAAAGCAGATATTGCCAAAGCGGAAGGAACACACAAAAGCCGGATCACCCGTTCTATCGAAGCCGGATTGCGTAGTCTGGAAAAATATTTCAAAGAAATTTTATAACAGACGGCAACTTTGCCCCTAAAAATGTACTGAATAGTAGAGGGACATATTCGGCGGGACAAGCTGGACGGGTGTGGTAAGGAAGCATATACATCCTCCCACCCCAACTGCAATATCAATTTGTCTGCCATGCCCCTTGCTTGTTCCTTGACAACCGAATATACGCTGTTACAGGTACTTCATTCTGTGTTCCGAGCGGCAGATGGGGCGGCGCGGTGACAGGCGGCCTAAGGAGGTGATGGATCCAGGCTGTCCGAGCGATAAACGCAACCTACGAAACCGGCTGTGGCAGGCCGGACGCGATAACGACGCAGATCATAATGGTACTTCTTCACAGCTTCCTAAAGACTTGGGGAGAGTTCCTGCGGCGTTTGCTTGCTCTGGCAAAGCGGCGGCGTATGCGGGACTATGATGCGGTGACGCTATCCGCAGCCTGTAACAGCCCCGTCCTTATAACAGAAGGACTTGCCGGGGTGCGTGGCAAATACGGCAGTAAAATCGAAATCAGATATAATGGGCCGGATTTATGTGTGTAATAACCATAGATCCGACCTATTCATGTGGTTTTGATAACACAGTTTTCAGAAGGGAGTTGATACTATGGAATTGAATACCATTGTCAGTGAAGTGGGTACACTGGTAGACATTCGGGATGTCTCTGTCAACAAAGAACTTTCCCGTGATGAACGGATTGCAGAATTCGTTCAGCAAATCAAAAATCCATACCATTTTAAGTGTGGGCGTTTTACTGTACAGGCCAGCTTTTCTGCTGAAGGTGCTACCCTGGAAGAATGTATCAAGGGTATTTTGCGATAGGTGCAATTTTAAGAAAGGGGCTGACTTTTCCGTAAAAGCATGGTAGAATAAGAATCGGAAAAGGAATTGAATATGGCATAACCACACTTCTTGAATTGCGGGGATTTTTCTGTGCAACGAAAGGAGTGTTTTTTTATGCAGGTTTACAAAGCGATTAAGTACATCCGTCTTTCTTATACGGATGATAAAACAGTAGAAAGTGACAGCGTTGCTAACCAGCGGCGCCTGATCGATGACTACATAGCCCGACACCCGGAAATTGAGGTTGTGGCAGAAAAAATTGACGATGGTTATAGTGGTGTTTTGTTTGATCGCCCGGCATTTCAGGAAATGATGCGGATGATCGAACAAGGCGAAGCTAACTGCGTGATTGTCAAAGACCTCTCCCGCTTAGGTCGTGAGTACATAGAAACAGGCCGTTATATGCGCAGGGTATTTCCAGCCTATGGAGTGCGTTTTATCGCAATTAACGATAATGTGGACACGGAAAATGACGCTGCCGATGATCTCACGGTTTCTGTCAAAAACATTATGAATGAGGCTTACTGTCGGGATATTTCCGTTAAGACACGGAGCGCCCTGGAAGTAAAACGGCGCAGCGGAGATTTTGTAGGTGCTTTTACCATTTATGGTTATGTGAAAGTCGGCGATAAACACAAGAGCTTGGAAGTAGACGAATATGCTGCTAATGTTGTGAGGGATATTTTCAGAAAACGGCTGGAGGGATTCAGCGCTTCCCATATAGCGGATGAACTGAACCGATTAGGAATTCTTTCGCCTTTAGCGTATAAGCGCAATCACGGAATGCCTCATGCAAAAGGTGGCTATACAGACCGAAAGGATTGCAAATGGTCTGCAACTACAATCATCCGCATTTTGCAGGATGAAACTTACACCGGAACACTGGTCCAGGGCAAACAGACAACGCCCCATTTCAAATTAAAAGAGCGTGAGGACAAACCTTCTTCGGAATGGATTCGTGTGGAGGGAACCCATGAAGCGATCATACAAAAGCACGATTTTGATCTGGTGCAACGGCTCCGCAGGATTGACACAAGGACTTCTCCCAAATCGGATAAGGTTTACCTGTTTTCCGGTATTTTGATCTGCGGATGCTGTGGCTGCCGTATGACCCGCAAGACGAACCGCTATAAAGACAAAGAGTATCACTATTATTACTGCCCGACCGGCAAAAAGAATGGCTGCACATCGTCGGTCATGCTGAAAGAGTCGGATCTGATTGAATGTGTGCAGGACAGTTTGAAAGGACATATTGAAAATGTTGCTTCTCTGGATGCCCTGCTGTCCAGTATCAGTCAGGAACGGATCAACCGGGAATTGGCGCAGGAATATGCCGCACAGATCAGAGTAAATGAAAAGCGTGTGGCACAGACCGAGGGCTTTAAGGCAAAACTCTATGAAAATCTGGTGAGTGGAATTCTGACAAAGGAAGAATTTCTCTCTTATAAGCGAAAATACAATGCAGATATTGAACTGTTCCAAAAGGCAATCGCTGAATGGAACGATAAACTTACAGATGTATTGGAAAACCGAAGCGAACGAAACCGTTGGATCAACCATTTTATGAAATTTTCTACTATGGAGGATATTGACCGCCGGGCAGTCATGCAGCTTATCCGAAGCATACGGGTAATGGGTAAAGATGAACTGCATATTGAATTTAATTACCAGGATGAATATCAGAAAGCAATCTCTTTGGCTGAACAGATTGCTACAAAAAATGAAGAAAGGATGGTGAGCTAAATGGCAAGAAAAAGCAGAAAACAGACGGCAGCTCCTATGCCGGCACCATCTTTGTATGTACATGTGGCTCTGTATATCCGTCTTTCTGTGGAGGATAACAAAAAGCGGGGTTGCTCAGTAGAAAACCAAAAACTGGTACTGAATGACTTTCTTTCGGATAAACCGGACTTCGTTGTGTATGATACTTATATCGACAACGGAGCGACAGGGACAAATTTTCACCGCCCTGGATTTCAGCAAATGCTATCTGATATTGAAGCAGGCCACATTAACTGTGTGATTGTTAAGGATCTTTCCCGATTAGGGCGAAATTCTATTGACACAGGTTATTATATCGAACAGTATTTCCATGCTCATAATGTTCGCTTCATTGCTGTTACGGATCAGTTTGACACAGCGGATTCCGGAAATCTTCATGGTGGTATCATGCTGCCTTTGAAAAATATGATCAATGAAGCCTATGCTCTGGACATTGGACGAAAAATCAAAGCACAGGCGCGGCAGGCTATGAAAGATGGCGACTATATTGGTGCACGGGCGCCTTACGGTTACAGGAAAGACCCGGATAATTGCCATAAACTTCTGATTGATGAAAATACTGCCCCTGTGGTAAAACAGATTTTTGAATGGGCACATGAGCATGTGGCACTGAACCGGATTGTCCGCAATCTAAATGAGATGGGAATTCCGGCACCGAGCCATTATAAAAAGACCACTGGCGAGATTACCAGTCCGGGACTGATCGGAAGTGGCAAATGGCAGACCCGCACAGTGATGAAAATCTTAGAAAGCGAAGTTTATACAGGCGATCTGGTGCAAGGAAAAACAAAGATTGTAGATCATCAGCAGGTCAAGGCTGGAGAAGATAATCTGATTATTGCAAAATGCACCCATGAACCGATCATCAGCCATGAGTTGTTTAATGCAGTTCAGGAATACAGAAAACAGATCTGTGAAGAAAGCAAAGCAACTCCAAAACGTCCCTACACACCAAACATTTTCAAAGGTAAAGTGTTCTGTGCTGATTGTGGCAGAAGCCTTCACAGGCAACGCGCCGAGCGCCGGAAAGGACCCGACACTTACTGGTTCCACTGCCTTACAAACAGCCGGGTAGAAAAAGATAGCTGCAAAGGTGCGATGATACAAGAGAAAGAACTGATTTCTACTGTTACGGCTATTCTTGAAAAAGAGCTGACAGTTGCGCTGGGAATGTCGCTGCCACTCTTTCAGTTGGAGACAAGACAAAAACAGGAAAAAGATAAGCTGAAAATTCAGATGTCGGCCAAACGGCAGGAAATTGAAAAAACACGCCGGCTGATCCGTGGCCTATATGAAAATTTTGTGCAGGGTATTTTGACAAATGACGAATACTTTGAATTGAAAGCGGATTATGAACATGCTATCAATGCTCTGTCTGGTGAGATTGAAGTATTTGAAAAATCTATGGACTCTCTGGACAACCAGCTTGCCAGATACCGTGCAATGGAAAAGGATGCAAAAACACTGGCACAGGATCACGTACTGACTGTAGAACTGATCGAACGGCTCATTGAACGAATTGAGATAGACCACGAGCGGAATATTCATGTGACCTTCCGTTTCAAAAATGAATTTCAGGGAAAGGCGGTGGAACCGTGCGCAACTATGTGATTGCCCTTTATATCCGTCTTTCTGTGGAAGATTTCAAAACTGAAAGTTTGAGCATACCAAATCAAAAACTGATTCTTCGTGAAAAAGCTATGTCTCTGCCGGAATGGGATGACAGCGAGATTTTGGAATTTATTGACAACGGTCATACGGGGACAAACTTTGAGCGTCCGGCGGTGCAGGAACTTTTAACAATGGTTCAGGCCGGAAAAATCAACTGTATTATTGTAAAAGACCTTTCCCGATTTGGACGTAACAGCATTGAAACCGGCTATTTTATTGAGCGGGTATTTCCTCTTTATCACACCCGTTTTATTTCCGTCAGTGATGATTTTGACACAGCTAATTTCAAAGGTGATACCGGAGGGATTGATATTGCTTTCAAGTATCTTATCAGCGAGTGGTATAGCCGGGATATGTCCATGAAAACCAAAAGTGCAAAATACGCAAAGATGCGTCGTGGGGAATATCAGAGTGTCATCTGTCCTTACGGCTATCGCAAGAGTGCAGACGGACGTATGGAACCGGACGAGGATGTTGCCCCGAATGTGCAGATGATATTTCAATGGGCGTCTGAAGGCAACACCGCAGCCGAGATCACAAGAAAACTGTATGCCATGAATATCCCCACCCCTGGGGAATATCGCAAACTTAAAGGCAAGGACTATTACAATGTTTCCCGAACAAACGGCGTTTGGAGTACATCAACGGTCCTGCGTATTTTAGAAGATCAAAGATATATCGGTACCTATGTAATTGGCAAGAGAAAGGTAAAAGAAATTGGCAGCCGACATACACAGTTAAAGGATGAAAGTGAGTGGTTCAAAATACCGAACCATCATCCGGCTATTGTAAGTGTGGATCTATTTGAGAAAGCCAATGCTTCAATTAAGCGTTTCTCTCTGTCAAATAAAAAGCCGCGTGATTATCTGCTCCGTGGTAAGGTGTTCTGTGGATGCTGCGATCATGCAATGTCTCTACGAAATGGTGCGTGGTTTTATTGCCGTCATTCCGAGGTGGCTGAAACGCTTCCTTGTCATGGTGTGCGTATAAAGATGGCAGATCTGGAGCAGGTTGTATTTGAAACAATTCGGGCTCAAATGTGTCCGGCATTGGGAATTGATAGCAATAAGGATAAATTGGATTTGCAGACAGTTCAGCAGGCCGAACATGAAGAAAAACTCCGTTCTATTCAAGACAGCAAGCGGCATCTTTATGAGCAGTATGCACTCGGAGAGATTGATTTGGAAACCTATCGAACACGAAAAGCGGTTTATGACACGGAGCTGGTACAAGCCAAAAATGTTCATGCTGTCATTACTGCACAGACAAAGCAGATAAAAAGTGATTATGAGATTAAGCTGAAACAACAGGAAATTGTTCAGGAAGTCGGAAACGCCAACATGCTGACAAAAGCTCTGATTGACCGGCTTATCAACAAAGTTTACGTCTTTCCAGGAGATCGGATTGAGATTGAATATGCAACACAGGATTTCTTAGAAACAAAGCAATCTGAAAAGGAGGTATAACCGTGAACACCCATTTGAAACAGCTATGGGCAGCTATGAAGCTGCCCGAAAAACTTCAAAAAAAGTTATAAATTTTTTTGTCGTGGGCTTGACATACGGGTGGCGTAGATCGTGGAACCGTACTTTTGGAAGCCCTGCTCTCCCCAGCACCCGGTGAAGCATGTTCAACACACTGTCCGGGGAGATCGGCCCACCTGTGGGGGATGGAAACACATACTCACCGGATACCTTCTGGCGCTGGCCTGTCAAAATTTCTATTGCATCTGATCCTATTGACAGGGTGCGGTAGGAATTTTTCGTTTTCAGTGGGGCTTCTACTACCTCACCATTGATTCTGGTAATTTGGCGGCGGATGGTAAGTGTTGCATAGTTCAGATTTACATCTTCCCACTTCAGCCCCAGTAGCTCACCCCGGCGAAGTCCGGTGACCAATTCCAGATAGTACATCTCGAACACACCGCTGTTCCTGGCTTCCCGGAAAAATGCTGCAAGCTGTTCCGCTGTAAGTGTTTTCATTTCTCTATGCTCCACCTTGGGCAGGGCGCAGGAATCAGCTGGATTGGTTGAAATCAACTTTTGACTCCTGGCCAATTCCAAAGCGGAGGAAATGATCTGGTGGATATTGCGGACAGTCTTGGGGCTGAGTCCCTTGGGTTTATTCTTTGACTCGACACGCTCCACCCTGCCGCCCTCCAACAGCTTCTTGTACAAAGCTTGCAGTTCCAGTGAGGTCAGCTTGTTCAGCGGGATGTCTCCGATGGCCGGCTTGATATGGTTTTTGATGTAGCCTTGATAGGTCTGGTGTGAAGATGGACGCACCTTGATTTTAGCGTAATTCTCAAACCATACGTCCATCCATTGCCCTACCGTATACCGTCCGGCTTTCACTACATCCAGACCCTTGTTTTCCTCAATGGCCTGCTTTAACTTCTCTTTCGTTTCCGCCTGCGTTTTTCCAAGGACATTTTTGTAAATGGGCTTTCCAGTGTCAGGATCACGCCCAGCAGTATACCGCCCCTCCCATCGACCATCTTTTCGCTTCCGGATATTGCCTTCGCCGTTGGCTCTACGCTTTGCCATGAAAATCGCCCCTTTCTGTAACCACAGACCATACCATAAAGGCGGTGACAATGTCCACCTCAAATCGTTCAAGTTATCAGAAAGTTATCAGTTCAGACACAAACAGGCAGAGAGAAGAAAAACGCCTTTCTTTGTTTTCTGCGGTGCAGATTTTCAGCTATCGTTGGAGCCCAAAGCTATTATGGAAGCTGTAAGGTGAGCTGAGTTAATCAGGCCCATTTCCAGAATAAGGTCTCGGCATACGGGTCAGCATACTGGATAAGGGCTCTGTTTCTAGATGCGGCGGGCAAACCAGCTTTGGAACAGCATAATGGGCTATTTTTTAGCATACGTCCTTGACCTGCCGTCCGGCTCTGCCGGACGGTGTCTTTCGGCGGTTTGCAGCCTCTGGCAGCATACCGCCTTTATCCTGCTCCGAAATCGGAGGGGCCTTTTGTCCCTTCTCCCACGATGTGTTTTGCCTTTCTCCCCCTTTAAGGGGCTGGGGGAAAGCCGGGTTTGCCCGGCTCCTGCGGACGGTGTATAGCCGGACGCTATGCTTGCCCTGCCCAGAGACAGGAATTCCTCCTGCTTTCTGCGGGGTGTTCTGTGGTTCTGGCAGTTTTCGGAAACTTCCCCAGATTTGCCCCAAAAAGGCGGCTTTCCCTGTGGGTGGTGTCCCCCGTTCCTTATTTCCACCGGAAACCCGCTCAAAAAGGCTCGGAGGCCCCCTCTCGTTCGCATCTGCCCGCACCCTTGCTCTGGATAGCTGCGCTTCGTTCCAAAAGTCCACCGCTTCCTGGATAGGACGGATCGTGTAGAGTAAGCTGCCATTCCGCTTTTGGCCATCCTTTGTGCAAATGGACGTTGGCTCTGTGGTAATGAGTTTCTTTGCTTCGAGCCCCCGGACATGTTTGCTCACTATGTTCTTGCTCATTCCTACCGTCTTACCAATGGTGGAATAGCTGGGATAGCATTGAATTACTGAAAGATGAGGCTTCTGCTCCACTTGGATCAGAAGCCTCTCATATCACTATCAATACGGTTTCCGCTATATCTCCCAAGCTCTTGCGGAGATCGGTTATTTTGTCGAGTTGCGTATCCCAAAACGCTACCGCTTTCTCGGCAATTTGACCTATATCGTACCGCCTACACCTTTAAATTTATCTACAAAGGCAGCCATTTTGTGGTAAACGGTTTGCTTTTTTGTTAAATATCTAGGGTTTAATGGACTCATTTTAGGAAGCACTTCATTCAATTCTGTTCCGTTTTCACTGGCATATCCCTTTTTCAAAGAAGTAAGGATGTAACGCCTTGCAGCATCTTGGTTAAGCTCCTCGGTATGAATTAACTCCTTGGCCTCTCTTTTTTGTTCCGCTTGAGCAAACGAGAAAAAAGAATCAATAATGCTCGCTCTGTCTTCAATTTTGTCCAAGTCTGTTTGATTAATAAAATCGATTACCAAGCTTTCCTTTGCGCGATTACCCAAACTGGAGCGAATCAAGCGTCGCACATCTTCAACCAAGGTTTCTTTGTTTTGTAGTTTTTTGTTTTTCTCAAATATGAGTTCAAGAATATAATCGAGATTAATCTCCTGTGATTTTAAGAGGTCTACCTCAAAAATAACATCATCCCAATCAACCGAAGACGCTCCCTTTTCCTTGTCAGCCCCTTCTCTGCGGAGCCAGTCGCGAATATCGTTATAGGCAGAGCGATAATCCTGAATGATTCTTTCTTCTGGCACAGTTATTTCTTGCATAGCCGCAATGTCCTCATCGTCTACATTACGCGCAGATTTGAACTCTTCAACGGCTTGAGGGTCTTGTAAATCAACCGATTGTAATGCCTTTAAGCTCACAAACTCATCGTAGTTTTGCAGTATATTCTCAACCCGCAAATATTCACCAAACAGCTTGGAAAAGTCCTTTTTATCCTTTTCGGTTACAATGCTGTCGATAATCGGAAAGCGTTCGTTCAGTTCCTTTACCAGTTCTACATATCCACGACAAGCCTCGCCGGTAGCAATGTTGGTAAAGCCTTGCATATATTCTTTATAGCTTTTTTCAAGCACAATATTTTTTGTATGGTCATCGCCAAAACATTTAATAGCATCAATGGTAGCCTGTTCCAAATCTCTAAAGGTGACGATGTTTCCAAAGGTTTTTGTTGAGTCATAGATACGGTTGGTTCTTGAAAATGCTTGTATCAAACCGTGATAGCGGAGGTTTTTATCAACAAATAGTGTATTTAAAGTTGGTGCATTAAAGCCTGTCAAAAACATTCCGACCACAATCAAAAGATCAATTTCCTGTTTCCTTACCCGGTTTGCAAGGTCACGATAATAGTTTTGAAATTCCTTGCTTTCTACGCCAAAATTCGTTTTAAACATAGCATTATATTGTTTGATAGCATAGGTTAAAAACTCTTTTGCGCTGCTATCCATGGCTGTGGGCTCAAATGTTTCATCCACAATTTCGCCAATGGCATTTTGCTCCTCGTTGGGGGCATAGGAAAAAATTGTTGCAATTTTTAATTGTTTTTCGCTTTCCGCTTGCAAGCGGTTTAACGTTTCATAGTAGAGCTTTGCCGCATCTACACTGCTCACAGCAAACATGGCATTAAATCCTCTTGCCCCGGCATGAGAGCGGTGTGTCTTTACCCAGAAATTATTAAGAATATACCGGGAAATCTCTTTGATTCTTTCGGGGTGAAGCAGCCCCTCCTTCGTTTCGGCGGCGGTCAGCTTTTTCTCATCCTGCTCCATTTCGATCGACTTAAACATAGGGCGAACATCGTTATAATCCACCTTGAATTTAAGCACTTTTTCATCCCTGATGGCATCGGTGATAACATAGGAGTGCAGTTGACGCCCAAACACAGAAGCCGTGGTTTCAGCGCCGAGTGCATTTTCGGGAAAAATAGGTGTGCCGGTAAATCCAAACTGATAATACTGTTTAAACTTCTTATGAATGTTTTTTTGTGCTTGGCCAAATTGTGAACGATGCGCCTCGTCAAAGATGAAAACGACTTGCTGATTGTAGACAGGTAAATCCGCTTCGCTTTTCATCAAATTATTTAACTTTTGAATGGTTGTTACAATGATTTTATTGTCATCTTTTTCGATATTGCGTTTTAGCCCAGCGGTGTTCTCAGAGCCGTTGACGCTATCGGGAGAAAACCGCTGATACTCTTTCATTGTCTGATAGTCCAAGTCTTTTCTGTCCACCACAAAAAACACTTTGTCTATAAAATCCAGTTCCGTGGCGAGCCGTGCGGCTTTAAAGCTGGTTAGCGTTTTACCGCTGCCTGTGGTATGCCAGATGTACCCGCCGCCTTCATTGGTTCCCCATTTTCCAGCATGGTAGGCGCTTTTTATCTTCCACAAAATTCTTTCCGTTGCAGCAATTTGATACGGACGCATGATGAGCAGATTGTCGCTGCTGTCAAAGACAGAATATAGCAGGAGTACGCTCAGCAAGGTGTTTTTTTGAAAGAATGTTGCGGTAAAATCCTTTAAATCTTTAATCAGAGCATTGTCAAACTTTGCCCAATTCATGGTAAAATCAAAACTGTTTTTATCTCGTTTTGTGGTGTTGGCAAAATAGCGGCTATCGGTTCCGTTGGAGATTACAAAAAGTTGCAGATACTTAAACAGAGAATTTTCCGCATTGAAACTCTCCTTGCTATATCTATTGACTTGGTTAAACGCTTCCTTGATAGAGACCCCACGCTTTTTTAGCTCCACTTGAACCAAAGGAAGCCCATTTACCAAAATAGTAACATCATAGCGGTTGGCATGGGTTCCGGTTTGTTCAAATTGCGAAATGACTTGCAGTTTGTTTTTGACTATATCCTTTTTGTCCACCAGATAAATGTTTTGAATATGTCCATCGTCAAAAACAAAGTCGTAGATATAATCGTTATGAATTTTACGTGTTTTGTCGATGTGGCTGTCACTTGGTTTATCTAAATACTCCTCGCAAAAGCGTTTCCACTCGTCATCTGAAAACTCCATCTTGTTTAACAATTGAAGCTGAACCCGGACATTTTCAAACATCGCCTTTGGGGTAGTGAGTTTTGGGAGATATTCATAACCTTGGTTCACCAAATCGGCAATTAACTCACGCTCTAAATCTGCTTCGGTTTGATAACTGGTGCCCTGCTGTTCAATTTTTGTATAGTTATCTAAAACGATAAAGCGATTCGATTCAGCAATTGTTTTACAATCTGTCATATATCTCTCTCCCAGTTATTGAACCTGTGGTTTTTCTTGATTTCCTTCAGTAAGTACGCCAGAACTCTTTTGTCATTTTCCGTTAACTCGACAATCTCTTCCGCTGAATGTTTTGAATGGCTGGAAATATTAATAATCCTACTCTCATAGGGATTGGCCCTGCCATCCTCCATTTTAGGCAAAAGCTCTGCCCAGTTTTTATAACCTAAAAACGTTGAAGTTTTTTCTAAAAGGTTCCTAAGGAAGTTGAAATGATATTTTTGTATTTGACTTGTCTGAATGGCCTTTTCAATTTCAGCTTTTAAGAATAGATGGTAGGAAAACGGAGCATCGTTATTTTGAACCGATAAGTTATATTGGCCATCTTCCTCTTTTTTTAGAAAGTATTTTTTAAATGTCGCTTTTTTGAACTCGTTAAAAAGCACGTTATAAAAGAGAGGGTTATGGGTGGTAATAATAAACCTGAGTTCGGATTTGCTTTCTTTGATCAGCTGAGCCAGATTTACCGCCAATTCAATCAAGTGATTATCATCTAATGAGCTTACAGGGTCATCTATAAATACATATTCTAAACAGTCAAACTGATGCGTTTCTCTATCATTTGCATCTGGAACATTTAAAACATCAACGACCTGCTCAAGCAGCGAATAAAAAACACTCCAAACAAAACAGCTCTCTTCTCCTTTGGAAATTTTGATGTGATCGGAACGCTCGTCATTACCACGTTCATAAGAAAAGGTTACTTCCGTAAAAGCTGGTATCGTCTTTTCTGTCCCATTGTCCTGAATGGTGTACGGCGCATTAAAATGCGGCGTCAATTTTTCATCGGTGTAATGTTGAAAGTTTTCAATGATACGGCCATCTTGCCCTTGGTCTTCAAAGACCCAATGCGTAAAAACATTTGGCTGTATTTTAAGCTTAGGAGCAAGGTCATTTACTAAATCATTGTCCCAATAGAACAAATCTTCCGTAAAAGCATTATAATAGATTATTTTCTTGCTCTCGAATCCAGCTTCATCAGCATCGGATTTAGGGACAACCAGTTCTTTAAATTCCCTGGAAAGCCTTGTCTTGCCTGTTCCATTAAAGGCATAAATTAGTTGTACTTTTACATCGGATGTGCTTTCAGCTTTGGCTTTTATTATGTGCTTTGCGTTTTTTAATTCCTGCGCAATTTCATTTAAACTTTTCCCCATACTATACCTCTATTTCAGCTTTTGGAAAGGTAAGCAGCTTATCACGGTAGTATTCATATTGTTGCTGTCTTGCCTTGATCTCAGCAGGCAGACCGCTTGAAATGTCGTTGCAAAGCGTATCAAAACGGTCGAGGATGTCCACGATGCGTTGTTGTTCGGAGAGAGATTTATCGATATCGTTAGGGTACGGAATTGGAATATCGGTTTTCTTTAAATTTTTATTATACAGCCTCTCTATCGTTCCGCCCTCAGCAATATACCACTTTGCTATTTTGTAAAAGTGAAACAAATACTTGTTTAATACACGGGCTTCATTATTTTCAATCCAAACAATATTACTGTCCTGAAAATAGGCATCTTGCCCATCAAAAACAACAGCCTTCCCAATGGTTCCGCTTGCTGAAATCAGGATTTCTCCAACTTTAGGATAATTATATTTTGATTTATATTCATTGAAAAGTTCACGAGAAATATAAGCATTTGCTTTTTTGCCAAATGTACCTATCTTGTAGAACGGAATGTCGCCTTTATCGAGAGTTTGTTCTTTCAAAATTCGATTGCACATACGTACTTCACCAATATCTCCCAGTTTTATCCATTCAAATCTATCGTCATCGAACGCAAACAGTCTATCCCTATAATACTCATACTGCTTTTTTCTCGCTGTAAGCTCTGCTGTAAGCTCCGCTGTAAGCTCCGCTGTAAGCTCCGTGAAATTGTCCAGAATGCGGACAATTTCCTTTTGCACAGGGAGCGGGGGGAGGGGGATTAAAAAAGTAGAATACTTTGCAATCCACTGTCTAGAGTGATCGACTGGCTCATATTTAATACTTTTCATAAAAGATTAACAGGCACTCGCCGTATCTCTCCATAACTCTCCCTAAGTGATACCCGTATTACCTTTTTGGGATTTCTACTTTCCCTAACTCGGCCTATCACTCCACAGCACTCCGTAAGTTTAGTATTACGATAGTATAAAGAAAAGCCTTAACCATTCATTCGTGGTCAAGGCTTTCGTTTTTACTGTATTTCTTCTATTTCACCAGTATCTTTGTTTACATGGTATTCTTTAAGAAGCATACCGCTGAAAAGCAATTTTGCATCATGTTCTTCTTTGTCAACATATTCATACACAGATACATCTAATAGATTTCCCATAACAGAGATTTTTGTCGTTGTCTTGTAATTGAAGTTGACTATTGCATGGATTTCATCATCACTCTTGAAATATTCTTTGTAGTAATCCAATGCGTAGTCTTGCATTTCGATATTTTCTGCGATTGTAGCAATTCTCCAATTCCCAGTAACATCATTAGGAACATTGGTAACTACAAAGGAAATATCGTCTTTGGCTGTGCTTTCGTCCTGTGTTTTATCTGACTGTTGTTCAGTTGAATTGATTGCGTCTTTTGCTCCGTCCTCAACGCCGTCCTTTGCTCCTGTGTTTCCAAAGATAGCGGCCAGAATAACAACAATTATTACCCAAAACCACCACTTCTTGAAAATAGGTTTCTTGCCATTGCTTTTGGTTGCTTTATCTTTCATAATGCCATACCTCCAAGTTTGATTGATATTAGCATTATAGCAGAGTGTAACACAAAAGTACAGTATAAAATCAACTCACTATTGTGTCATAGTTTCGAGGTACTTGTCAATACTATAATGTAATCAAAACCAATGGAGGATTTGCATTATGGAGAAATTTATCGTGACACCTAAAGAAGATAAATCTGTCACAATGACGATACGCATAGATAGAGCCTTGCAAGAGGAATATAACGATTTAGCAGCGAAAACAAATCGTTCCCGTAATGAACTTATCAGCATGGCTTTACAATATGCTTTAGACCACATGGAATTGAAAGATGAATGATGACTAAATGAGAGCCTTTGGATTTTGTCCTCTGACTCTCAATTATTTATGCGTTCAATCGCAAGAACTCATTTACCTTTGTTGCAACTTCCTCTTGCTGTTCCTCAAAGCTGTGAGCGTAGATATTCATTGTGGTTGAACAGGTTGAATGTCCTAATGTCTTTGATATTTCAATGATGTTGATTTCCAGATAATTCAGCAGAGTAGCACATGAATGTCTCAACCCATGAAGCGGAATAATCGGTAATTCCTCTAATCCCTCGGCCTTTGCTTTATCTGGATTATTCTGCACCCATTCATTATAGCGGTGTAAGTGCTTCGTGAAATACTGATAAGGTGTTGTATGCCCCATAAGTTTTCCATCTGCTTGAATGAACAGATTACCACCATTGCTCAAATCGCCTTGCCATGCAGTACCATGACTAAAGCGTGTTTGCATGTACTCTGAACGATACCGCCATAGAAGCGGGATTACATCATCTGGGATAGATACCTTTCTGACAGATTTCTTTGTCTTAGGCTCTTTATAATCAAATCCGTTTTCCGTCATACCCACCGATTTTGAAATAGAGATTTTCTTTTCCTTAAAGTCAATGTCATTCCAGTGCAAAGCAAGTGTTTCGCCTTTTCTGAATCCACAGAACAATGAGAGGGTAAAGAACACTTTGTATTGTGTAGGCACAGTATAGGATTCTGTGTACTCATTCACATAGTATGGTTTACCTGTATCATCAATACGCTGATGGCCTTTGTAGGTTACCTCGTATGACATATCCAGAGATTTCATAAACATCAATGCTTGCTTTGGAGTAAAGAACTTTAAGCCCTCGTCCTCGTCTTTTCTCTTTGGTTTTTGTGCGTCTTGGCAAGGATTGTTCTCAATCATGCTGTAACGCTTGGCTGTCTTAAAAATCAGATTCAACACATTAGCAAATCTCTTTATTGTACCTGCGGAATAATCGTCAACCAGAGTTCTATAAAAGGCTTCAATGTGTGGTGTTTTGATATGAGCAATCTTGTCTCCCTTAAAGTAGGGAATGATTCTGCTTTCCAAAATCTGTTTATATCCTGCATAGGTACCATAAGCAATGTTATCTTTAACACTCTCAAGCCATTTGTATGCAAAATCTTCAAATGACATTTTTTCTGCGTTGTAGTCGTAGCCATATTTCAGTTTATCTTCCATATCCATGGCATACTTCTTCGCTTCTCGTTCTTGTTGTTTGGGTGTTGCTGACTGATTGACTGAATATGTAAGATTCTTAACCAGTTTGTTTCCCTTTTTATCGTATCCTTGACAGATAACTATGCGATAAACAACTCTACCGCTTTTGTACTCAACTCTTTTAACAGATGCCATTCTTAACACCCTTTCTCAATTTGATTTTTGTAACGATAGAAGGTCGGCTTCGTCATACCTAATTCTTTCATCAGTTCAAATGGTTTCTTTTCCCCTTGCTGTACTAAGCGGTAGTGGGTAGCAAATTCTTCAAGGTTCATAACTCTTGGTCTGCCATAATCGTCCCATTCTCCACGAGCCTTTTTCTGTTCAATGCCTTCTCGTTGCCTTTTCTCTTTTTTCTCAATTTCAGCCTGTGCCATGCTTGCATACAACTCAATCATCATATTATTGATAGTCTCTAACATCATACGAGCCATTGAGTTTTCCATAGCTGACAGGTCAATCAATGTTGTGGGTAATTCTAACACCATAACACGAATACCGTTGTCCTTAAAGAATCGTAATTCCTTTAGTGTGGCTTCCTTGTTTCGTCCTAATCGGTCAAGCTCTGTGACGATCAGCACATCACCACTTTCAAGGATTTCATCTTTCAGCATTGTGTAGCGTGGTCGGTTGAAGTTCTTTCCTGTCTGTTGGTCTGTGTAGACCTTGCCCTTATACAGAGAAATTGCATTATCAGCACAATACTTGGTGAGTTCTGCAATTCCTCTGTCTAAGTGCTGGTCCTTTGTGCTTGTCCTGTGATAAGCTACATATTTCATTCAGACACCCCCTTATCGTATAAATCACAGTTTCCACCATCAATAACGGTAGAGGGCTTTTCTTCGTACATCTCACATTTAGAAACATTGCATGGCATATTCGTATCGTCATATTTGTATAGGCAATCCGTACACACCAAATCAGCGTTTCTGATAAGCTCAAACTTTAGCTTGTCATTCTTAAACTTATCGTTCATCTGAACACCTCATTTCTTTATCGAACATCTGTTCGTTTCTGATTTAATCATATCAGGCAAGTCTCAAAAAGTACACACTTTTTATGAGAATAATCAAAAGTTTTTACGCATACTTTCTGATACTTATTTGAGGTTTCATTTGCATGGTTTCAAAAAGTATAAATTCTGATACCACATCAACAAGCGGCCATTTTTCTCTTTTCTTGCCAGTACCTTTTAACGCTTTCGCTCCGTCTAATGGAAGCACTTCCATAATGAATATTCTGTTTTGGTGTGACAACTTCAAGATTCTCAATACAGTTATTTGTTTTGTCCTCGTCCTTATGATTGATTTGCATACCCTTTGGAATAGGACCAACATGAGCCATATACACCAAGCGATGAACCAAAGTCTGTTTATACTCATTTTCATCATTGTATAAGGGAACTCTTACATAACCAGAACTATTCCTATTTGGCTTTAAGATTTTGTCATTGTCGATACTGTAAACCTGCCCGTCAGTAGAAATAAGATACCTTGAAAATCCCTCTGCCTGTTCCCATTCAACAGGGGTATTGCTTTTATGCTGTGTTGCTCTCTTTGTCATTGCTCTCAACCTCCGTTTCGCCGGTATTGAGAAACTCAATGAATTTATCCACATTCACAAGAAACTTATTACCGGACTTAATATGCACGATTTTGTTCTGTTTGCACATCTGCCAAAGTGCTTTATATGAAATACCAGATTCATCTGCAAGAGTCTGTAAAGGCACCATACGAGGAATGCGTACATCTGATACAATAAAGTTAAACTCCTGCTCTGGTAGAGTGTTCGTATTGTTTGCATTATTCTTCTTTGCCATTTTTGTATTCTCCCTTTCGATTAGGGACACGAATACAAATTCATCTGAACTATTGTATTGTTGCCCATGTTTTGTGTTTGCTCCGTCTGGACAACTGGACTATTCTTTAGTGACCGATTTATTATATTCTCAATTTTATGTTTATCCCCAGAGGTTCTCTGTTGACTTCTGGTGGACTTTTATCCTATACCATAGGAATACATTACCTTATGACTTCTGATTCAATCTGGATTATCCTGTGTTATTCTGGGATTATCCTTTATGCTGTCTGTTCGTCTGGATTCCATGCGGAAGGCTTCTTAAACGCATTGACCTGTTTTTCAATGTTTCTAAGGTGGAATCCCTGCATATACACAGAAGCAAGCCCCTGTTCAGCTTCTTTCAGTTCAGATTCTTTCAATCTGTCAAAAGCCTGTTCAGCAGAAGATTTACTACCCTCAAAAGCACGCTCCCTAATCTTTGCAGATACCATATCAGCATAAGCGGGATATTTAAGCAGTTCCAGAACAGCCTTGCTACCGACAACACCAGAATTGATAGAATCCGTCAAAACCTTAGTAATACGGTTTGCATGATTGCTGTTCATTACCTTAGGCATCTGAGACATAAGCTGAAGTGCTTTGCTCTGTACTGCCTGTGTATCGTCCTTTTCATTTGCATAGTCATAACCACGATTGCGGATTTCCTCAACCCTGTTATTCATACGGTCATACACAAAAGCATTTTCAGCAACCATATCGTGAAGTTTGCCCTGGAGCTTTTCATAGATTTCATTTACCATGTTCTTATCAACACGCTTATACACAGAAATAAAATCTCTGACGCTTGCAACCAGAATACGCACATCATCAATGGTCTTTGTTTTTCTGAACTGTTCAAGCAGTTTATTGTAGTTCTCAACGATAGTCAGTCCGTTATTTGCAATAGTATTGACTTTAGCCATTTTCTTCTTCCTCCCATTCGTTATTTTCGTTCTCGTCTGACACAATCACAAATCCTTGCTCTTTGTAATATAAGTCATACGCACCTTGCGTTACCTCTGTGGTAACTGTTCCGTTTGTAATCTTTACCATAGTTATTCGTCCTCATTTTCATCTGGGGCATTGTTCCATTCATCTTCCCAGTCATCTTCGTTCCAGTCCTCGTTTTCTTTACCGTATGGAACAATCCTAATCACAGTAGGAGCAGTATCTTCTGTACCGTCTAAAAGAAAAGCAGTATTTGCACCATAAGCCTTGTCAATGATGTACTTACAAGCATTGAATCGGTCCTTGTTATATCTGTCATTGGCAATCTGGATTATGCTTTGCAGAGCTTCAACGGTAGAAGATTTAAGCAACCTCTGAAATTGCTCCTTTTGTGATTTCTGCTCTGCGGTTTGCTTAGGTCTGCCTTTTGGATTACCACTTTGTCCTTTAGCATAAGGCATAGAAAATCACTCCTTCCTACATATCATAGATGTTCACGCTCCTTGTTGTAGGATTCCAGTTCTCTATGAATTTCTGTTTTACTTTGTCTTGTGAGAGATGAGATAAAATCTCTTGCTTTTCCTGTATCTCTGCTTTGAGAGATTCAATCAGCATATTGTAAGCCTGTGTTCCCGTTCTGGGTTTGTGCTTCAATGTAATGTCTGCTGATATGCGTTCTACCTGCATTAGTGAACACCCCCTTACTGTTAATGTACTGTTATCTGTTTGTGTATCTGTCTCATATAATTATGGACAAGATTTGATTTTTGCAATTTGCTCAAATGCTTTGTGAAACACCTTTTACACCCCAATGAATGGTGGTTTATGCTCAATTTATGAGATTTTCAGTTTTTCAAGTTTGGGGTCACAGGGTAACATCGAATGTTACTTTTCAGACCTGTTTTATCCTAAAGAGTTGTGCATGAGTTTGAGCGTTCTAAGCACATCTTCTGGAAAACCCATATTTTTCTCTCGATAAAATGAAACAATGCGTTTTGAGCTATCAGGCTGTTTCTTGAATACATACCACTTCTTTAATGCCTTGCGTAATACCTCGGTATCTACAATGAGTTCCTTACACTTAATCAAAGTTTCGCTTACTTCCTTTCGTGGAGTAGAGCAAGTTAAACTTTCAAATATCTCTTGCACACAGGCATTCAGCATAGGGGTAATATTCTTTTTGCATATTTCATCAAATGTCACTTGATACTGGTCAATCAGCGTTTTGATTGCTTTTCTCGTAAGAATATCCTCTAATGATTTCTTGGTTGAATACATACGGTCAAGCATTCTGTCTAAGAACACCAATTCCACACGAATCAGATTTGACTCAACTTTAAGATTACCTGCTTGTCTTTGCTGAAAGGTTTTGTCATACACCTTTAACACCCATTCATGGGGTTTAGTTGTTGTGATTCCTCGTTCTGGTTTCCTGTGTGTTTTTCCGTTTGGGTCGGTTTCCTTATACACAGTAACCTTTGCAAAAGACCTCTCAAACAATCTAATCACATCTTTTGGCTTGCAATTACCAACGCATTTTATCGTTAGATTGCATTCCATTTTTGTGACACTCATCATTGAGAGAAATTCATCAGAATACTTATCCTTTAAGTGCTTTTGCAAATATGACCTCATGTGCTCAATGACTTGGTTTCTTACCAATTCGATTTTGATACAATCAGATAGTTGAAATGGCTGAACATTATTTGGCCTGATTGCGTTAGGCAAATTAACATAAGCAGACAGTTTGCCACCCCAACAAGATATTTTCATTATGTCATTTCCAGATTCATTCGTGAGATTTTCCTCTGGAAGATTTATGCTCTCTAAGCCTTTTATTGTAAGTTGCAGTTGAAAATTCATTCCGTCTGCACCTTGTAGTTTCTTCGTTCCCATTTTCACACCTCACCCATTGCTTTCTTTATATCTTTAATCAGTGAAGCGGTTTCCTTAATGATTTCCTCAATTAAAGCAATGTAGCTTTCTGCATAATAGTTTCTTTCGTCAGTCTTTGCTCCGTTCATATTCAATACCTCACATTCTTTGCTCACATATATTCATCAATGCAATTCACATCAATGCTGTTCAAGATTTCCCTTAACTTGATAAACTCTTCCTTAGAGAAAGTGATACCACGCAAAGGATACTGCAATCCGTCTCTGTCAGATACTCGCCACGCTCTAATATCAAACACAGGCTTTTTGTCGTTCCACTTTACAATCGACACTTCCTTTGAGAATCCACGAAAGCCCACCATGATAGTGTCAATATGTTCCTTTACTTCGTATTCGGTAACCTTACCAGCATTACACGCAAATTCATGCTTATTTGTTTTGTTATCCATTTTCCTTGTTCCTTTCATTTGCTATTTGATTTTGGGCAACAAAAAAGAGAAGCCAGTTAAACCTCGTCTAAAGGTAACTTTGCTTCTCTAAGCATTCAAAATATTAAATTAACTGGTCTTTTCCGACCTGTATATATTATACCACATTATTTTCTGAAAGTACATAGGTAAAATAAACTTTTTTCCTTATTTTTCCGACAATTTTCTTGAGGTCATTTTTATATATAATCCTCAGATTAACCAGATTGACCCCAGATTGATTTTAATAGATTAACCTATATTTTATATATCCTATTCCTAAAATTCAATTCTGGATTATTTGGGAACTTCTGATAATACCTCTTAAATAAACAGTAATAGAATAGTATAAAGTTGTTTTGATTATCTGTAAAATACAAAGAAATTTAAGGGCAAATAAACTGAAACTCATTTGTTCAGTTTTGCATTGTGCAGTATGAGCAGTAATTGTCATAAAAGCTTTTAACTGCAATACTTTGTTGACCTTTTCTACCTTGCAAAAAGTGAAACTCAATGCTGTATTTTGCTATATTGCTTGTGATGTCAGTATTACGCTTGCTGAACAAACAAGCACAATCCTTTAAATGATACACATATTTGAATGATATATATTTAATTTTTTCCGGTTTTACTCTTAGCATTTTCGTGGCTGAAGATTTAATTTTAAAGCTAAAATCCACCCAGTGAAAAGATGTGGTAAAATCATCAAAAATAATTGTTGGATTTTCTTTTGATGCAACATATATTCCATCTACTTCACTTGTGTACCCCAATATAAAAGATTGTCCGGCAGTTAAAACGGGTGTTTTAAAGCTATCATTGTAGTTAGTGTCTTTAACAATATATTTTGTGGGTTGTTCATAATCTATCACTGAATCTAATTTGTCATACTCTACCCCATCGGGGCAAAGTTCCTTTATAAGTTCCTCTAGTTTACTCATCATCACACCTCGATTTCGGCAATAATCTCATCAATCTCAGCACGAAGCTTATCAATTTTTGCGACAATTGTTTTAATCTCAGCGTTTAATACATTGATATCAATGACTTCCCGTGTGTCCTTCGCCTCCACATAAGAGCTTACGGAAAGATTATAATTTGCCTCGGCAATCTGATCCTTATCCACAGACTTTGCCACGTGGGCAATATCCTCCTTGCGGTCAAACAGTTCCAGAATTTTTTCGATATGGTCTTTGGTCAACACATTGTTGTTGGTTTCCTTTTTGAAAAACTCTTCGCCGCTTGCATCAATAAACTGTACCTTTGTATCGCTTTTATGCTTGGACAAAACCAAAATATTCACAGCGATAGAGGTGCCATAGAAAAGGTTAGACGCAAGGGAAATAACCGTTTCCACAAAGTTATTATCCACCAGATATTGTCTGATTTTTTGTTCTGCACCGCCACGGTAAAAGATACCTGGAAAACAGACGATAGCGGCACGCCCCTTGCTGGAAAGATAGCTCAGGCAGTGAAGCACAAAAGCAAAGTCCGCTTTAGATTTGGGCGCCAGTACACCGGCGGGAGCAAAGCGGTTATCGTTAATCAGGGTGGGGTCATCGCTGCCCACCCAGTTGATGGAATAGGGAGGATTGGATACAATGGCATCAAAGGGCTTCTCGTCTCCAAACTGCGGGTCAGTCAGTGTATTTCCAAGGGCGATATGAAACTTGTCATAGTTTACATTGTGCAAAAACATATTCATACGGGCAAGGTTATAGGTGGTGTGGTTGATTTCCTGCCCAAAGAAACCGTCTTCGATAATATGAGCATCAAATTGCTTTTTCGCTTGCAGCAGCAACGAACCGGAACCGGCGGCTGGATCGTAAATTTTGTTTATCAACGTTTGCTTGTGGATTGCCAGCTTTGCAATGAGCTTGGAAACGCATTGAGGGGTAAAAAACTCCCCTCCCGATTTGCCTGCATTGGCAGCATAATTAGAGATTAAGTATTCATAGGCATCGCCAAAAAGGTCAATCTGGTTATCCTCGAACCTGCCAAAATCCAGATCTTCCACGCCTTTGATAACAGCGGCTAAACGACTGTTTTTGTCCCTGACCGTATTGCCCAAGCGATTGCTTGTGGTGTCAAAATCGGCAAATAAACCTTTGATATCCAGCTCGGAAGGATAGCCGTTGGCGGAACTCTCAATGGCATCAAATATTGTTTTTAATTCGGTATTTAAGGTATCATTGGAATTCGCATTTTTAGCAATGTTGGCAAATAACTGACTGGGGTAGATAAAATACCCCTTTGTCTTGATTGCATCCTCTTTGATTTCTTCGGTTATGATGCTATCGTCCAGTTCTGCATACTTGACGCTCTCATCGCCGCCTTCAATGTAATTCGAAAAGTTCTCGCTGATGAAACGATAAAAAAGCGTTCCTAAAACATATTGCTTAAAATCCCATCCATCTACGGAACCACGAACATCGTTCGCGATTTTCCAGATTTTGGATTGCAGTTCGGCTCTCTGTGCTGCACTTGACATTTATAGTCCTCCATGTAATCTTAATGAACAATATTCAAACCTTAGAAAGTCTGAGTTGCTTATATTTTTCTTTTACTATCATAAAGTCACTGTGAAGCGAATTTTCTGAAATGTGTAAAACCTCCCAAGATTACAGTTTTCTGCTTTCATTATACAGCGTTGCTGCGAACAATACAAACAAAAGTCAAAAATCTGGCAATTTATCGTTCCATAGACTCCTCTACATAAACGCTTATATAGAGCTCATTTTCTTTGTTTCCTGCATCCCACTTTTTGACCCACTTTCTGACCCAGAACAGGAAAGAAACGGGTGGAGTGGTCAGGAGCCGACCTTCGGGTTTTTGGGACTTTTCCGAGAGAAAAGTGTCCGAAAGCACCGAAGACAAGCCGATAAATGCCCTGACCGCAGCTCATAACCCGAAGGGCGCTGCTCGCCGGTGGCGAGCGTCAAGCGCTGACCGGAGCGGAGCGCAGACCGTCAGTTCAAATCTGGCCCTCGCAACCAAATTGGCTCCAGAACTCAGCGTTTCCGGGTTTTTATGCCTTTTATTCTACTGACTCAAATTTTGAAACGCAAAGACAACAGCGAAGTCACTCAGGACACGACGCCCAATTCTCCTGTAGCGCAACGCGCATAAAATATATAATTGTACAACATTACTGAGAGGCTTCTGCTCCAAGTGGCGCAGAAGCCTCTTATATTGCTGTCAATTTAGAAAACGGAATACTAGCCGGGATGCTCTCGTTGTCATATCTTGCAAGATGATTTAAATTGGTCTATACTTAAATAAAGAAAATCCCCCGTGATTGGAGAAGTATATGAAGTTCATTTACTACCCCACGAAAGAAGAAGTGGAAAAATATTATGGCACGGATGAAACCATAATGATGCTGGTTTCCTACGATGGAGAATCCGCAGTTGTATCGCCCTCCATTGAGACCTTTGAACATCACACTTTGTTGGCGCAGGCCGGGATTCGGGAAACCGACATTGATAAGTATTTCCGTATTGTCTTCGACAATGTAGCCGCAGACTGGACGTTCGTCTGTCCCCCAAATTATCGCGGTATCACCGATAAGCAAAAACGTATCGCAGAGTTCTACAAAGACGGCTTCCGTTATATTTCCCAAGCTCTTGCGGAGATCGGATATTTCGTGGAGTTGCGCATCCCAAAACGCTACCGCCGCCATTTTGATATTATGAGCGAAAAAATTACAGAATAAATTTTCTACGTAACAATCTTAAATATCATTAAAAAAGCGGTATGAGCAGAAATTGTGTCCTCTTCTTGATCCCTTTCTGGAAATGAGGCGCATGAAACAAAGCGTAACTGAGCGAAGATCAGATAAGAGAATCTAAAGATGGCGGCCGAAAAAGCAAAAAGAACGTTCTGAAATGAACGCAGAGACCAGGCTCCCCGTTATGGGAAGTCTGGCCTCTGCGTTTTCCTCATTACATTTTACTGTATGCCCTTCTTCCCTCTTTCCAGTCCGCTCAAACAATTCCGCTGGGATAGGGGCCCACACGGGTTACGGAGAGAAAGGCATTGCAGTATTGATCGGTGGCGGGCAAAGTTACAGGCGTATTGCCATCTCCAGAATCCACTCTCAAAGAGACGCGGGTTCCCGCGCCCATCCGGCGGACAATGGTACCGCTGACCAGTACATTGGCGGACAATGGAATTTTCCCGCTCTGGTCTGTGCCGCCCGGCAGAAAAGTGATTGTGGCGTAGGCGGGCAATCCTGTAGTAGCCATCGCAGCATAATCAATCTGGTAGAGTCCAGCTTGGTTAACTTCCAGATATTGATTTCCCGTAAGCAGCCGGGTGTCATGAAGAGCGCCCACCTGATCAAAGGCTACGATTCCATAATTGGGTGCGGTAAACCTTTGGGCTCCATGACTTGAAACAGAGCCCGCCACCGCCAGTGACGGTCCTGTAGGCCCGGTTGGGCCGGTGGGACCGGTCACACCGTTGGCGCCTGTTGGACCGGTAGGCCCTATGGGACCGGCAGGGCCTGTGCTTCCAGTGGGGCCTGCTGGTCCTGTCGGTCCAGTTGCACCTGTGCTGCCGGCAGGGCCGGTGGAACCAGTCGCTCCAGCAGGCCCTGAAGGTCCCATGCTCCCAGTCGGTCCGGTTGCACCTGTAGCGCCTGCCGGACCAGTCGCCCCTGTACTGCCCGCAGGACCGGCAGGACCGGTCGCACCAGTTGGGCCTTCCGGCCCCATACTCCCGGCTGGTCCGGTTGCACCTGTAGCGCCGGGAAGACCTTCAGGCCCTTGCTCCCCTTCGGGTCCTGCAGGTCCGATGGGGCCTTGAGGGCCTTCAGGACCTGTATTCCCCTGGAGTCCTGCAGGGCCCGTCGGTCCAGTGGGACCGGCGTCTCCCCGGTTCCCCTGAGGGCCCATGGGACCCTGCCGTCCCGCCGGACCTGTTGCGCCAGCCGCGCCGGCG